AAGCAGATGGTATGTGCGTTTTGCTGAAAATAATGAAATTAATATGGCAGAGGCAAAGCAGTTGTTAAACTCAAAAGAACTTGATGAATTTAGATGGGATGTAGAAGAATATATTAAGCATGGTAAAGAGAACAGCCTTAATCAGCAATGGATGAAACAGCTTGAAAATGCATCAACAAGAGTACATATATCAAGACTTGAAGCCTTAAAACTGCAAATTCAACAACAGGCAGAAGTTATATATGGTAATAAAGTTGATGGTATAGATAAGCTTGCCAGAGATATTTATACTGATGGTTATTATCATACAGCCTATGAAATACAAAAAGGTTTTAACATTGGATGGGATTTACAAGCTCTAAATAATAAGCAAATAGATATGGTAATCTCTAAGCCGTGGGCAGCTGATGGTAATAACTTTAGTAGTAGGTTGTGGAAAGATAAAAATAATCTTATTAGTATCCTTCATGCCCAGTTATCACAAGCTATTATAAGAGGGGATGCTCCGCATACTGCTATAAAGGTCATTACTAAGCAAATGAATGCAAATAAACAAGCTGTAGCTAGATTGGTAATGACCGAAAGTGCGTATTTTGCTAGTGCCTCACAGAAGGACTGTTTTAATGACTTTGATGTAGAAAAATATGAAATTGTAGCAACGTTGGATTCTCATACGTCAGCTATTTGCCAAAAGCTTGATGGAAAAGTACTTGATATGAAAGACTATCAATCAGGTGTAACAGCTCCTCCATTTCATTGTTGGTGTAGGACGGTTACAGTACCATTCTTTGATGACGATTATGGGGAACGTATAGCAAGGGACTATGATGGCAAGACATATTATGTTCCAAGTAACTTGACTTACAATGAATGGCGTAAAAAATATATTGTTAATAAGTATGGGGAATCAGAGAGCAAAATATTAGAGAAGAAACTAAAAAACGAGTATTCTGATAAAAACCAGTATAAGAAATATAAGGTTGTTTTAGGCAATCAAACACCTAAAACATTTGATAAGTTTCAGGATTTGAAGTATAATGATATTGAGGCATGGGGTCAGTTAAAAGGTGATTTCAGAAAACTAAATGCGTACAATAAAATAATTGCTAATGAGCCAGAGATAACCAAAGACCTAAAGGATATATCAAAATCTACTGGTGTAAAAATGGTCGGACTTGAATATAGGCTTAAGACTAAAGAATCATACCTACGTAAAGTAGGAGTTGACAGTAAAAACAGTCTAGATTCAAAGGTGATTGATGAAGTTATATCATCAACCAATGATGTAATAAGATATACTTATCAGGCAGATTATAAAAATTTAGTAAGCAAATATGATGAGGTTAATAAGGAGTTGACAAACAAGGGATACAAACAAACAAAAATGAAAAATACTTGGTTGATTAAGAGTAATCCATATAAAGGTATCAACTGTAGTTATCGGTCACCAGATGGGCAAGTATTCGAAGTACAATTCCATACTCCTGAAAGCTTTGAGTTAAAAAATGGAGTGTTGCATAAATTGTATGAGCGTTGGAGGTCAATACAAAACAAGGCTTCAAGTGAAGCAGTGGCATTATCAAGAGAAATGGCAGAACTATCAGGTAAACTTAAGTATCCAGAAAGAATAAAAGAATTGAGGTGAGACCTATGGAGTATTACTACTTGTCAGACATAAAAAGAGTTGGTAAGATGGATAACTTTGTTCCATACCTATATAATCACGAAAAAGGCGGATGGGTTGTTGACACTGAGAACCTTCTTATGGATAGGCTCATGGGATATGATGGGACTGAAGGTGATAGCTCTCCTTATACAATAGGTAATTCAGATATGTTATCCCGAGTTGAAGAAATAACCCATGAAGAAGCCCAAAAAATAATAGAACAACAATAAAGCGTTTACTATGATATGGTAGGCGTTTTTATTATACTTGTTAAATGCTCTCTTATGAGGGTGTTTTTTTATTATGTCTGAAAGTGAGGTGATTACCAATGGAAAATTCTATTACTATTGATAAAGAAAATAAAACTATAAGTGGTACATTCCGCATAGAAAGAGGCGGAGGACATATCGGAGGGAAAATGACAGCAACAATAAATATTTCCGATATGTCTCCTTTAGATTTTTCTAGTATTAATGAAATGGTTGAATCTTTAGCAAAAGACTTAATTTATGGCATATGTATAAAGGCTATTAATCAGTAGGTTTTTTGCCAAAACGAGCTTTTTCAAAGAAATGAGTTGCAAGTAATTTTGAGCAAGCATTTAAAGCGATTTCTGCAATTCTATAATCTTTTTCATTAGGGTATTCATCTTTTAATTGCTCTAAAACTTGTTGTGACAAATCAGTTATATATTTACTTGTAGCATCACGAGCTTCTTGGACTGGATTGCTTGAATAAGTATTATTTGAAAATTTCACCAATATCACCTCCTTAATACTATTTTATCACATATGAGAATACCTCATGTTCGTCTTTTTGGTATTTAGACGTAAAACAAAAGACAGACTCCGTGGACGAAACCCACGTAAAAAAGCGTAATTTGAAAGGATGGATGAGAAATATGACACTAGAACAATTAATAGCATTAGGAATTGCTGAAGATGTAGCAAAAAAGATTCTTGAAGCTCATCAGACAGCTATTAAAGACCAGTATGTCCCTATTTCCAGATTTAATGAAGTGAATGATAGTAATAATACACTAAAAAAAGACCTAAAGGAAAGGGATAAGCAGTTAAAGGAATTAGGAGAAAAGGCCAAAGGCAATGAGGAGTTGACAAAGCAAATTTCTGACTTGCAAGAGGCCAATAAGTCAGCTGCTGAAAAGTATGAGTCAGAGATGAAAGAGCTAAAACTCAGTAATGCCTTAAAGTTAGCTCTGACAGGACAGGTCCATGACCCAGATATTGTAACCAAACTTCTGGATAAAACCAAAATCATACTTGACGAAAACGGTAGTATTAAATCTGGATTAGATGACCAAGTAAAGTCTTTGAAAGAATCAAAGGCTTTTTTGTTTGTTGAAAAAACAAAAGGTCCAGAGTTTAAAGGCGTAAAGCCAGTTGAAGGCAAAGACAAGGATGGAAATGATATATCAGTTGGTGCAAGCTTTGCTCAAGCTGCAAATCAAACAGGAAAAACCCCTGAGAACAGCTTTAATCCTTGGGGGTAATGAGAATGAGAAAGGAGAGGTTATAAATGGCATACGCAAAGAATTATGACAAAGCGGAGGATGTTAATTTCCTCGCAAGTTCAAGGTTTACTAGTTTTACTTATCAGGTCTCAGATGTTGGTGTGACAGCCAACGCTGAAGGTAAGAAAATTGTACCTGCCGGTACGGTTTACCCTGCAAATGATGCTACAGCTATCGGAATTTTGTATACGGATGTAAATGTATCAGAAGGACCACAGCCCGGAGCTGTCCTTGTTGATGCATGGGTTATTGGGAGCAGGCTTCCAGTGGCACCGACAGCTGATGCAAAAACAGCCATGAAGAATATTAAATTTAAGTAAGGAGGAAGAAATATGCCGAATGTATTAGAATTATTTACAGTTAAGGAGATATTGAATTATCTTGTAAACAGAAAATGCCCTGCATTGTTGGGAGAAACGCTTTTCCCAGAAGTAAAACGTCAGAGCCTTTCCTTTGATCAGATAAAAGGGGCTGGAAAGGTACCTGTAATTGCAAGTGTACATGCTTTTGATACTGAATCAGAAATAGGTAGCAGGGAAGGTAGTAAGCAGGCACTTGAGTTAGCACTAATTAAGAGAAAGCTACAATTGAAAGAACAGGATATCATAGCTTTAGAAAGCCCAAGAAACACAGCTGAACAACAGTACCTTATGCAAGAGGTTTATAATGATATTGACGTGTTGGTGGCAGGTGTTAAGGCTCGTATTGAATTAATGCGTATGGATGCCTTGGCCAATGGAGTTGTTACCATTGATGAAAACAACTTAAGTCTTAGTATCGATTATAAGGTACCTGTTGAGCATAAGGAAGCTCTTGCAGGTACAGACCTATGGACGAACGAAACTAGTGATCCTATCGGGGACATGGAAAGATGGGCAGATGCTTTGGATGTAAAACCAACAAGAGCGTTAACCTCTAAACAGATACGTAATGCCTTGCTTTCACATCCTAAAATCATAGGAGCATTGTTTGGAAAGGATAGTTTAAGGGTTCCGACTGTATCTGACTTGAATGCCTTTATGACACAGCACCAATTGCCTGTTATCGCAACGTATGACGAAGTATATCGTAAGCAGCAAGCAAATGGTACATATACAAGGAATCGCTACTGGCCAGCAAATAAATTCACAATGTTTGGTCCTGATATTTTGGGTAATACCATATACGGGCCTACCGCTGAAGAAATCAGACTAAGTCGTGAACCAGGTATTCAGGTTCAGACGATTGGGAATGTTCTGGCCATGGTATATGAGGAAGGTAAGGATCCTGTATCAACATGGACAAAGGCTGTCGCAGTTGCATTGCCGTCTTTCCCAGCAGCTGACGAAGTATTTCAGGCACAGCCAATATAACAAGGAGGTAGAGTGATATGGTTGTTAAAGTAATAGGGATTCCAATAAGGTATAATAAAAAGTCTCATCGAAAAGGTGAGGCTTTTGAAATATCTGAAGAACATTATAAAGGGATTGCTAACTTAGTGGAGACTATTGAAGAGGAAAACAAAACTATAGACAAAATGACTATTGACGAACTTAAGACTTATGCTGAAGAAAAACAAATTGACCTTGGAGGAGCTACTAAAAAAGCCGAGATTCTTGCCATTATTAAAGCTATAGAGGTGAATTAATAATGGATAGTATAGAAATTTGGTCAATTGTTAAGTTGAGATTAGGTTTGAAGTATAATAATTTACAGCCCTTAATTGAAAGCTATATCTATGAAATAAGATATCGAATATTGCACTACTGTAATTTAGATAAAATTCCAGATGGCTTGAAATATACATGGGTATCCATGGTGGTGGATGCAGTTAGGGTTGATTTGCCCAGTATTGCCGAAATAAATGATACAGTTGGTGGCGGTGAAAACATAAAGGTTGGGGATACATCAATATCCTCAGCCAGCACTTCAGTGTCTAACGTGTCAAAGTCGGTAATTGATAATGTAATATTTAATTACAAGGTTGATTTGGACAGGTATCGAAGAATGGGGTGGTAGTATGAGAAGAATTGATATGAACAGGAGAAAAATTGAAAAGCTCTATGTAGGAAAATGTACTATAACCGAATACCGTCCTGTAACTGATTCTATAACAAAACTAACGAAAAACAAAGAGGTTAATATCTTGACAAATGAGAAATGCCTACGGTCATATAAATCCTTATCCGCTACAACAGAAACTGCAGTAGGTAATAAGGTGAGACAGGCCATTAAACTCTTTGTTGCTCCAGAGTTAATTATTGCTCCAGGTTCAAAAATAACAGTGACTCAAAATGGACGTACAACTGCGTACTCTAATTCGGGGGAGCCAGCGGTCTATGAGACTCACCAGGAATTAGAATTATCCTTATTCAAGGGGTGGGCTTGATGGCTAAATGGGGGAAAGTTGATTACATGAAGTTAGAGGACTTTCAAAAGCAACTGGAAAAGTTTGAACAGGCATCAAAGCAAGAATTCTTTGAAGCTGTAGCAAAAGAACTGGCTGCAAGATTGCTTGCCAAGGTTATAAAGAGGACACCAGTTGGTCAATATGACCAATCAAATGGAATGACTGGTGGTACTTTAAGGCGGGGATGGACTGCAAAAAGTGAAAGGGAGGCTGAGTTAACAGCAACCTTTGGCGGTGGTACTGCTGCAAAAACCTTTGCGGATTCTTTACAGGTAACAAAGTCGGGTAATGTGTACCAAATTGAAATCATCAACCCAGTTCATTATGCATCTTATGTTGAGTATGGACATAGGACACCTGACCATAAGGGATGGGTTAATGGACGCTTTATGCTGACTATTTCAGAGCAGGAAATGGATGCACAAGCACCAAAGATTCTGGAAAAGAAACTAATGAAATACTTGGGGGAAATGTTCAATGATTAATAAAATAATTGATGGTATATCCATAAAACTAAACCAAGTATTTGGTGATGATTATAATATCTATACAGAAGAAATTAAGCAGGGTTTTGAGGAACCTTGTTTTTTTATTGCTGTTCTCAACCCATCACAAAGACAAATGTTGGGTTCAAGGTATTTTAGGCAGCATCCATTTGATATTCATTATTTTTCTGCTGTTCAAGGTAGTAACAACGAACTTCAAAGCATTGCTTCTGATTTGTATGAAGCTTTGGAATTAATAATCTTGCTTGATGGTGATTTTGTTCGTGGTTCTAAAATGAACCATGCAGTCATTGATAGTGTTCTTCACTTCTTTGTTAATTTTGATATGTTTGTGAATAAGGTTGTTGTACCTGAAGACGGAATGGAAGTATTGAAACATGAAACCAATATGAAAGGGTGAGGATTTTGAGTGAAAAGAAAACTGAGAAAGCTGAAGCTATGAAGTATACAAAGGAACAAATACTTTCAGCTAAAAAATATAATCACAACAGGGATGTTGTGAATGTAATACTTGAAAATAAGCAATTGTACACCTTGGATGAAGTGGACAATCTGATTGAAAAATTTATGAAAGGTGAGGTGAAATAGTTATGGCACTTGGGGGTGGTACTTTTGTAGCACAAAATAAAGTGTTACCTGGTAGTTATATCAACTTTGTTTCATTAGCAAAAGCAAATGCAACCCTTTCTTATCGGGGCGTTTCTGCATTGCCTGTTGAACTTGACTGGGGTGCTGATAATGCTGTATTTACAGTGACATCAGAAGAATTCCAAAAGGATTCGATGAAAATTTTTGGATACTCTTATGACCATGCTAAAATGAAAGGTTTAAGGGATTTATTTAAAAACATTCGAACTGGACATTTCTACAAACTAATGAATACTGGTGTTGTAGCATCAAACACATTCTGCACAGCAAAATATAAGGGGATTCGTGGGAACGACTTAAAAACTGTTATTACAGTGAATGTAGATGATGCAAGTAAGATGGATGTCTTAACCTATCTTGGAACAGTCTTAGTTGATAAGCAGATAGTTCTTCCAAACACAGACAATCTTGCTGACAATGATTATGTGGTTTGGAAAACCAATGTGATTCTGACTGCAACTGCTGGACTTGCATTAACTACTGGTAGTAACGGTTCAGTAGTCACAGGTACGGAATATCAGGCTGCACTTGATGCTTTTGAAGCATACAGTTTTAATACAATTGGCTGTTTGTCAACTACTTCTACAATCATTGACCTTGTGTGTGCGTGGACTAAACGGCTAAGGGATGAAGTCGGAATGAAGTTTCAGGCAGTTGTTTTTCAGACTGCCACTGCTGACCATGAAGGTATAATTTCAGTTGAAAATGCAGTGACTGATGCTGGTGAACTTGCATCATCCCTGGTATTTTGGGCAACCGGTGCTGAAGCAGGTTGTGCAGTACAAACAGGATATATGATGGCGAATTCACTGTAAACACCAATTATAAGCAAACAGAAATTGAAACCGCACTTCAGTCTGGCAAGTTCATATTCCACAAAGTTGGTGATACAGTGAGGGTTCTTGAAGATATAAACACCTTCATCACTATCACTGATGAAAAATCAAGTGATTTCAGTAGTAACCAAACAATTAGGGTTCTTGACCAGATTGCAAATGATATTGCATCATTGTTCAACACAAAGTATTTGGGTAATGTTCCAAATGATGCAGATGGAAGGATTAGCTTGTGGAATGACATTGTTACACACCATAAACAAATGCAAACTATTAGAGCAATTGAAGATTTTAATCCTAAAAATGTTACTGTTGCAACTGGAGATACAAAGAAAGCTGTTGTGATTAATGATGTGGTGACACCTGTTAATGCTATGGCGCAACTGTATATGACAGTTGTTGTTGAATAAGAAAAGGGGTGAAATTGATGGGGAATTATATGAACGCCAAGGATGCAGTTAGTGCCTCACTTGCAAAGGGCTTTATTACAATTGAAGGTAATAGGTATGAGTTTATACAGCTGTTAGATTTTGAATCAAAATTCAATGTAGAGGTCAGCGAGGTCCCAATCCTAGGTAAGATAATGAAAGGGCATAAAGTTACAGGAGCAAGCGGAGAATGGAGTGGAAAAGCTCACTTTAACCAATCTATTTTTAGGGAGATAATGTTGAAGTATAAGAATACGGGAGAATTCCCGTACTTTGATATTCAAGTAACAAACGAGGACCCTGCTTCAGTAGTTGGAAGGCAGACAATTATTCTTAAAGAATGCTTGTTTGAAGGTGGTGTGCTTGCTAAATTTGAGGCAGGTGGTGAAACGTTAGAAGAGGATATATCAGGTACCTTTGATGATTTTGAGATGCCTGAGAAATTTAAAGTATTAGAGGGGATGATTTAATATGAGTGGATTAACAGGGTTTTTAGCACAGAATGCACTGAAGGTTGAGAATATAAAATATATTGTTTCAAAGAGATTCATTGATGAAAAAGCCAACCCAATATCTTGGGAGATTCGTTGCATAACATCAACAGAAGATGAGCAATTAAGAAAATCATGTACAAAACGTATTCCAATACCGGGAAAAAGAAATCAGTTCACACAAGAAACAGATTACAACCTGTACCTTGGGAAACTGGCCGCAATGTGTACAGTTCATCCAAATTTGGATGATGCAGAACTTCAAAACTCATATGGTGTCATGGGAGCAGATTCACTTTTGAAAACTATGTTAACACCTGGTGAATATGCTGACTATCTCACTAAGATTCAGGAAGTCAACGGTTTTGAAGTGACATTTGAAGAATCGGTTGAAGAAGCAAAAAACTAATAAGTGAAGGTGATTTTGAAGCAAACATTGCTTATTATTGCCTTCACAAACTTCACATGTTGCCATCACAGTTCCTGCAACTTGATAGACAAGAAAAAGCGTTCATAGTTGCCGCAATTCAGATTAAGTTGGAAGAAGATAGAAAACGTGAAAAACAGCTGAAAAAGCCAAAACGTAAGTAGCAGAAAGGCAGGTGAAAATATGGCTACAATAAGAACTGCAATACAGGTCACTGATGGAATGTCACCGGCATTTAGGAGTATGAACAAAGCAATGAATATGGTTCTGAGTAGCTTTGAAGCAATTCAGAGTGCTTCAAGTAATGCCATTGACACTTCTTCAATTCAAGCTGCAAGGGCAGAACTGAACAAGGCAGAACTTGCTTTTAACGGAATTGAACAAGAAATTGAGCAAGCAAAGCAAGCACAAGAAAAATTCAATAATGGTATTCGTAATGGTCAGGGAGCAACTGATTTGTTAATTAATAAAATTAAAGGGGTTGCAGTTTCAGTTGGTGTTGCATTTGGTGCAAGGAAAATCATTGAGCTTTCAGACGGAGTAACTTCCACAAACGCAAGACTTAATCTTATGAACGATGGACTTCAAACAACCGCAGAACTCCAAAACATGGTGTTCCAATCAGCTCAGCGGTCGAGGTCAGTATATATGGATACCGCGGCTGCTGTTTCAAAGCTTGGAATCTTAGCAAAAGATGCTTTTTCAAGTAATAAAGAAATAATTGCTTTTGCTGAACAAATGAATAAACAGTTCAAGATTGGCGGTGCTTCGGTTCAAGAACAAACATCAGCAATGTATCAGTTGACACAAGCAATGGCCGCTGGAAGGCTACAAGGAGATGAATTTAGATCCATCATGGAAAATGCACCTATGCTGGCACAAGCAATTGCTGATGAAATGGGGGTGTCCGTTGGTGAATTGCGGGAAATGTCTTCAGAGGGATTAATTACTGCTGATGTTATTAAGAATGCAATGTTTAATGCCGCTGAGGAAACCAATGCAAAATTCAATGAATTACCAATGACATTCGGGCAAGTGGGTACTATGGTAGGAAACATGTTGCTTCAAACATTTGGTCCAGTTATTCAGATAGTTGGTCAAGGTGCCCAATTCATATATGATAACTGGTCAACTCTTGAGCCCGTTTTTTGGGGACTGGTGACTGCTGTTGGTGCTTATGTTGCTATAACTGCAATTTGGACTGCAGTTACATGGCTATCTGTTGCTGCTAATAGGGCATTAGCACTGTCGCTATTATCAAATCCAATAGGATGGATAGCACTTGCAGTAGGGTTGTTAGTTGGCATGATTTATAAGTGGGTTCAATCTGTTGGAGGATTAAAGGTTGCATGGCAAATTGTAATGAATGCAATATTAACCGCTTGGGATTGGGTTCAGATAGGATTCTTTAAAGGAATCTATTGGGTTCTTGATTTATGGGATAAATTGAAACTTGGAATTGTGACTGCAGCTATTGGGATATCTAATTTTATGGGCGACATGAAAGTAAATGTACTTACAATTCTTCAGAATATGGTTAATGGCGGGATAGATATCATTAACGGATTTATTGAGATGTTAAATAAAATACCCGGGGTTTCAATTGATACAATAAATCATGTCACATTTGGGGCAGATGCAGCACTTCTAAATGAAGCTGAAAAACAAGCTAGAAGGGATGGACTAGAAGCATATAAAAATGAAATTAAGTCTAATATAGCTGAAAGAGAAGCAAAGCTTATTCAAATGCAAAATGAGGCTATTATTGCAACTGCAACAAGACAAGCCGAAATAGATGTAGCACAGGTCGAGGCACAGGCTAAGAAGAGTGATACAGCATCTACTTTTGATTATGATAATATGATAGGTAATGTTGAGGCAACTGCTGGAAATACTGCAAAAATGGCTGATTCAATGGATTCAAGTGAAGAGGAATTGAAATACTTGCGTGACTTGGCAGAACAGGAAGTCATCAACAGATTTACAACAGCAGAGATAAAAATTGAAATGAACAACCAAAACACGTTAGCTTCAAATATGGATATTGATGGAGTGGTTGCTTATCTTGAGGATAAGCTATATGAATCAATGGTTGTTGCTGCAGAAGGGGTGCATGAATAAAATGGGATACATTGTTTATTTGGACGGTGTTGCACTACCAGTCACGCCTTCCAAAATTCAGATGAAGATTAAGAATCAAAATAAGACCATCAACCTAATAAATGATGGCGAAGTCAATATTCTTAAAGCAACAGGACTGACTGAAATCAGCTTCACTGCCATGATTCCACATGTGAAATATCCTTTTGCATTTTATCCCGGTGGATTCAAGGAAGCTACATATTTCTTGGACAAAATTGAACAGCTGAAGGCAAACAAGAAGCCTTTCCAATTCATTTGTTCAAGAACATCACCTTCAGGAAAGCTGCTGTTTGACACAAACATCAAGGTTTCACTTGAGGATTATAGGGTTGATGAAGATGCTAAAGAAGGTCAATCATTGATAGTGACAATACAGCTTAAGCAATACAAAGATTATGGCACAAAATATGTAACAGTTGAATCAAGTACTAAAGCAGTTGGAGCTGTTGCAACCGTTAAGATATTAAGACCTGCTCAATCCGCACCGGATATAAAAACATATATAGTTAAAGCTGGCGATACCCTTTGGAATATTGCAAAGAAAAACCTTGGTGATGGAAGCAAGTACAATGATATTTTCAATTTAAATAAGGACAAGGTTAAGAATCCAAATGTAATTGAAGTTGGTCAGGTCTTGACTTTACCGAGACAGGGGGTGCTTGCATGATTGAACTTCTTATTCAGAATGGAAGCACTATATATCAACCAGTTACTGAAGGAAGCATCAAATGGGAAACTGACAGAAAAGGTCAACCAGGGAAACTTACTTTTTCAGTGGTTGCTGATGGTGTTGTCAGCTTTGTTGAAGGAAATGCAGTCAGTTTCAAAGTGGACGGTCAAAAGCTGTTTTATGGGTTCGTATTCAAGAAAGAACGTGACAAGGATAATCTGATCAAGGTCACTACATACGATCAGTTGCGTTATTTGAAGAACAAAGACACTTATGTTTATTCAAACAAGACTGTGGGTGAATTGATTCAAATGATTGCAGCAGACTTCAATCTGAAAACTGGATCCTTGGCTGACACAGGCTTCAAAATTGGATCCAGGATTGAAGATAATAAAAGCTTGATTGAAATGATTCAGAATGCACTGGATCTGACACTCCAAAATAAGAATCAAATGTATGTGGTATTTGATGATTTTGGCATGCTTACACTTAAGAATATTGAATCTATGAAGTTAAATATGATCATTGATGATGAAGTAGCTGAAAACTTCAAATACGCATCATCCATTGATGGTGAAACATACAACAAGATTAAGCTTTCATATGAAAACAAAGAATCTGGCAAAAGGGAAATTTACATTGCCCAGGATTCAAACAATATCAATAATTGGGGTGTGCTACAATACTTCGAGACTATAGATGAAAAAGTTAATGGAAAAGCAAAAGCTGATGCTCTTTTAAAGTTGTACAATAAAAAAACAAGGGCTTTGACCATATCCAATGCTTTTGGTGATGTCAGAGTTCGTGCTGGTTCATCTATACCGATTAACTTGGATTTGGGTGATATTAAAGTTCAGAATTATATGATTGTTGAAAAGGTGATACACACATTCAGCAAAGATGAGCATATGATGAACCTTGATTTGAAGGGCGGTGCATTCAATGCCTAATATAATTGAAACAATTAAACGTATAGCTCTTGATGCAGTTAAAGCTTCAAATCCAGTTGCTATAGTCTTTGGCAAGATAATAAGCATTGAACCACTAAAAATAAACATTGAGCAAAGGCTGACATTGGATGAATCCCACTTGATTCTAACAAGCTTAGTTACCGATTTTGAAGTTGATATGACTTCAAGTGGTGTAAGAAATTCTTATATCGTTCATTTTGGACTTAAAATAGGGGAAACAGTGATTTTGTTACAAGCTCAAGGTGGTCAAAAGTACATTGTTTTGGATAGGGTGAGGTGATGATATGATTCCTAAAACAGGTGAGGACTTAAAACAAGATTTTGAATATCAAGAACAACCAACAAAGACCTTCAAGCTGAATATTGGAAATCAGACCATCGCTGGATATGCTGATCGACTTGAAGCAATGAAGCAGGCCATATATTTGATATTGAATGTAGAACGATATGAAAACTTAATCTATTCATGGAACTATGGTGTTGAGCTACAAGATTTGTTTGGAAAAGAAATAAATTACGTGCTTCCTGAATTAAAAAGGCGAATCACTGAAGCTTTATTGCAAGATTCAAGGATAACAAGTGTTGATGAATTTTCTTTCAAAGCTATTAAGGGGGCGGTTCATGTGACATTTAAGGTTGTAACAATATTTGGTGAAATTCAAACAGAAAAGGTGGTGAATATATAGTGTATGAAAATATTACTTATGATGTGATTCTGCAAAGGATGATTGATAAGGTTCTTGAACAGAACCCAAGCCTTGATACTAGGGAAGGTTCAATTATTTACAATGCACTTGCCCCTGTTGCAGTTGAATTTCAAAATATGTACATTCAACTTGATGTTGTTTTGAACGAATCCTTTGCTGATACGCAAAGCAGGGAATATTTGATTAAAAGATGCTCTGAACGTGGAATAATTCCTGAACCATCAACAAAGGCAATTCTAAAGGGTGAATTTAATATTGATGTTCCAATTGGTTCAAGGTATTCACTTGATAATTTGAACTATAAGGTTATTGAAAAAATATCAACAGGGGTTTTCAAGCTTGAATGTGAATCTGAAGGGATTGTCGGAAATGAAAGAATTGGAGTAATAATTCCCATTGAATACATTGACGGATTGACTAGTGCTGTTTTAACTGAAATATTAATTCCTGGAGAAGATGAAGAGGAAACTGAACATCTACGGGAAAGATACTTTAGTAGCTTGGACTCACAAGCTTTTGGCGGAAATGTTGCCGACTATAAAGAAAAAACAAACCTAATCAATGGTGTTGGTGGTGTGAAAGTCTACCCGACTTGGAATGGTGGAGGAAGTGTAAAACTTGTAATTATTGATTCAGCTTATCATGTACCAAGTTCAACACTTATTGATGAAGTTCAGACAGCAGTTGACCCGGTTTTAAATCAAGGTGAAGGAATTGGCTTTGCCCCAATTGGGCATGTGGTTACTGTTGCAGGTGTTGTTTCAAGCACTGTTGACATAGCAACAACTATTACATATCAAGAAGGCTGGACTTGGCAAGATGTTGAACCTTATGTGTTTGATGCAGTTGAAGACTATTTCATTGAATTATCAAAAGCATGGGCAAATGAATCCAACTTGATAGTGAGAATAAGCCAAA